TTCGTGCAGAGTTTCCGCACAAGTTTTCTGATACCGGGACCAAGCGCCGTACCGCCCAAACGGTTGCTGGTGTTTCCCGCACAAGTTCGTCAAATGGGCGCAGGCAAATAAAACTCACACCAAGCCAAGTAGCGATAGCTAAAAAATTAGGTGTGCCACTTGAAGAATACGCGAAATATGTCAAATAGGAGACGGTTATGACTGATAAGAAAGGTTTTGAGGGTATTAATCGATCTTCTCGCGCTAAAGACAGTAGGGAGAAAGAGCAGCGGCGTAAGCCTTGGGCTCCCCCATCAATGCTAGATGCACCGCCTGCACCCGAAGGGTTCAAGCACCGGTGGATTCGAGCAGAGGTTCGTGGTTTTGATGACCGTAAGAACATTTCTGCCCGTCTAAGAGAAGGATACGAGCTTGTAAGAGCGGATGAGTATCCTGATTTTGAAGCACCGGTTGTAGATTCAGGTAAATTTGAAGGTGTATTTGGAGTAGGTGGATTGGTTCTTGCACGCATACCGTTAGAAACGGTCGCAGAGCGTACTGATTACTTCCGAAAGAAGAGTCAGGACCTCATGGACGCCGTTGACCACGACATGATGCGAGAAAACGCTCACTCAACCATGGCGATCAATAAACCCGATCGTCAATCTCGTGTAACTTTTGGTGGCTCTCGAAAAGAATAAGCCACCCCTTTAGGAGAAATACATCATGGCAAACCAAGCAACTGCCTATGGTCTTCGTCCTATTGGGCTTGTTGGAAGCGGCGCTAACACTACCGGTGTAACCGAGTATGAAATCGCCTCTAACAACGCTGATGCTATCTTCCAGTATGGAATTGTTATTCCTACTTCGGCTGGTGTAATTGCTCGTGCAGCAGATACGGCAGGCGGTACTACCGCAGCATTAGGTGTCCTGATGGGTGTTGAATATCAAGATTCTGTCCAGAAAAAGCCTGTATGGCTAAACTACTGGCCAGGTTCTGCCGCGGTAAGCGTGGATACTAATTATCCTGTTAAAGCTTACGTTGCGGACAATCCGAATCAAATCTTCCAGGTTGCCTCGGATGCAAGTCTTACTGACAGAGCAACAGCTCTAGCTACCGTGTTTGCTAACGCGTCTTTGGGCACTTCTGCTCAAGCGGGTTCAACAAATAACGGTAATTCTACATCTGCGTTGAGCGTAAGCAGTGTTGCTACTACAGCAACTTTGCCTCTCCGTATTGTAGGTATTGTAGATGATGAAGCGAACAGCGATTACACCGCAGCGGGTATCCCACTGAAGGTGCGCTTTAACGCTCACTTCAACTCCAATGCATCGCGGTTTGATTCTCAAACTACTTCATTAACCACTGGCATTTAAGAGGGATAAATCATGGCTATATCTCGCGCACAATTAGCGAAAGAGCTAGAACCCGGTCTAAATGCTCTTTTTGGTATGGAGTATGACCGTTACGATAACGAGCACGCGGAAATCTTTGACGAAGAGTCATCAGATCGTGCGTTTGAAGAGGAAGTGATGTTGTCCGGATTTGGCACGGCTCCTGTTAAATCAGAGGGTGGTTCCATTTCTTTTGATGACGCGCAAGAGACTTACTCTGCTCGTTACACTCACGAGACAATTGCTTTGGCGTTCAGCATCACTGAGGAAGCTGTTGAGGACAATCTCTACGATCGTCTTGCAACTCGCTATACTCGCGCCCTGGCACGTTCTATGTCTCAAACTAAGCAGATTAAAGCTGCTTCCGTTCTGAACAACGCGTTTAGCACTAGCTCACCAATTGGTGACGGCGCTGCGCTATGTTCTGCGGCTCACCCTTCACTGTCTGGCAACCAACGCAACAAGCTTGCCGTTGCTGCTGACCTTAACGAAACATCGCTTGAGCAAATGCTCATCGATATCGCTGGTCTGACAGATGAGCGTGGCCTCAAGGTTGCCGTACGCGGTATGAAGCTGATTATTCCTAAAGAGCTGCAATTTATTGCAGAGCGAGTAATCAACTCTAACCTGCGTTCTGGCACAGCCGATAACGACCTCAATGCGATGAAGTCTATGGGTATGCTTCCTGACGGTGCGGTGGTTAACCACTTCCTCACTGACACAGATGCCTTCTTCATCAAAACTGATGCGCCTAACGGCTTCAAGATGTTCCAACGCACTCCTCTTAAGACTGCGATGGAAGGTGACTTCGATACTGGCAACATGCGATTCAAGGCCCGTGAGCGTTACAGCTTCGGCGTTTCTGATTGGCGTGCTGTTTACGGTACAGAAGGCGCGTAAACCATTAGATGGTTTAGAAAAGGGCAGCTTCGGCTGCCCTTTTTTGTATGTTGGACTTGTCCCAGAAATGGTATATAGTAAAGACATACCGGGGTCATCCGGTGTATCTGACAGTCCCGGCTGACGACATGCAGACAGATGCACCCCAAATTAACTCGCATGTGAGGATTCTCAAATGGCTAACACCACTTTTACAGGCCCGGTCATCTCGACTAACGGCTTTCAAGGCGACGTAACTGGCAGCGTAACTGGCGCAGTTTACGTAGCGGACTTTGCTAAATTTACCGCTATCACCACCGCGGAACTCCCTGCCGCTGCCGCGGGAAATGCTGGCCAAGTACGCTTGATTAGTGATAATGGTGCAGGTAATGACGAGTATTGCTTGGTTATAAGTACAGGCGCTGCTTGGGTAACTGCGGTTGGTGCAGCTCTGTCCTAATCGGAGGTGATATATGGCCGGTTCTGATGTAAAAGCTATACGTTTAACAAGTACGGGTTCTGCGGGAGTAGGACCGGCACGTATACGCCAAATACAGGTTTTGACAGACAATGTTGGGGCCGGACGCCTTACTGTTACCGATGGTAACGGGGGCGCCACTGCTTTAGACATTGATTTTAAAACTGACGACTCTCATTCAGTTAACATCCCAGATGAAGGCATTCGAGTGTCTGATATATACGTCTCTGTGGAGACGAATATTACGGCAATGACTGTCTTTTACAGTTAGGGGGCACCATGGCTCGCGAAGTTTCTTCCATATCTCGTGTAGGCACTAGCGAGCCGTTTGAGTTGCAAGTATCTCGAAACCAGATTTCGTATCATACGCCTTTGTTTAAATACGGGTATAACCCGTTGATAATAAACGTTAATGAGACTGTTTGGGACGTAGGGGGCTTGTACGCTTACCCGGGATCGGCTGTTACAATGACGGTGACGTCGGCGTCAGGCGCTACGGATGAAGACGTAAAAATTACTTTGTTCGGTTTGGACGAAAACTATGCCGAGCAAAACGAGGAAGTGACTCTAAATAGCAGTGGCGTTGCAACTACAACAAACACCTATTTACGAGTTTTCCGGGCTTTTGTATCTGGAGATACAGCCCCTGCGGGTAATGTTGACATTACTAATGGAGGGACTACGTATGCCCGAATTACCGCAGGTGAAAACCAAACTTTGATGGCGGTGTACACCGTTCCTGCGGGTAAAACTTTGTATGTAACACAGGGTGTTGCCACGCACGGGACAGAAACTGCGGGAGCCTACATGACCGTCCGTTTTGTGACGCGTCAATTAGGCGGAGTTTTTAGAACGGCTACCAAAGTTGATATTATCGGCGGAGAAATACTTTTTCCTTTTACATTCCCTTTGCTAATACCGGAAAAAACAGACGTCGAAGTAAGGGCTATTTGTAGTAAAAATCAAAACAACGCCGTAGGTGCTACTTTCGAAGGAATCTTGATAGATAACGCGGAGAATTTCTAATGGCGAGCACAAAAAGCGTCAAAAGAACACCGTCTGGCCGCGTAGAGTATCGTGGTGAAACTTTTTCGGGGTACAACAAGCCTAAGCGGACACCGGGAAAGAACAAGAAATTTGCTGTTTTAGCTAAGAAAGGCGATGAAATAAAACTGGTTCGATTTGGTGATCCCAACATGACCATCAAAAAGAACATACCGGAGCGTCGTTCTAACTTTAGGGCTCGTCACAACTGTGATACCGCTAAAGATAAGTTCAGTGCTCGTTACTGGAGTTGCAAGAAATGGTAAGTAACGATCATTTAGAGCACGAAGTTAACGACGTCAAACGTCAAATGGCGGTCGTCGAGACTATTTTGAATCGCATTGAAAACAATCATCTTAATCATATGGAAGATGATATACGTGATCTGCGAAACAAAAACTGGATGATTTTGGCCGGTATTGCTAGTCAACTTTCCGCGACATTAGTTGCGGTCGTTATGATGTTATTAGGTTAGGAGAAAGCTATGAAATGCAGTCCTCGTAAAGAAATGGCTATGGGCATGATGTACGGCGGTGCAGCAGAGAAGCCTAAAAAAATGAATAAAGGCGGCTGTGCGGTAAAAGGAATGAAAGTAGGCGGTCCGGTGAAAATGAATAAAGGCGGCTGCGTGGTCCGCGGGTTTAAGTAAAATGCTTAAATGCAAAGGCATGGGAAAAGTCCGCACGGGTCTTAAAGTAAAAGGCTACAAAGACGGCGGCTCAGTTAAAGACGAGTGTTACCGTAAGGTAAAGGCTCGCTACAAAGTGTTTCCCTCTGCTTATGCTTCTGGCGCGATAGCCAAGTGCCGTAAAGTCGGTGCTAAGAACTGGGGGAATAAGTCCCGTGGCAGTTCGTAAGACTAAGAAAGGCGCAGACCTTAAACGATGGTTTAAGGAAGAATGGGTCGATGTTCGTACCGGAAAACCTTGCGGACGTAAAGAAGGCGAAAAACGGGGAACCCCGTATTGCCGACCTAAAAAGCGTGTTTCTAGCAAGACACCTAAGACCGCGAGTGAAATGACTGCGGCAGAGAAGAAGTCCCGGGTAGCGCAGAAGAAGCGCCTCGGGCAACCGGCGGGGAAACCCAGGCGTGTAGCATCGCTTAAAAGGAAAAAATAATGGCTGTTTCGGGATCAAAAGATTTTGAGCTAGACGTCGCTGATTACGTTGAAGAGGCGTTTGAGCGGTGCGGTAAGGAGATGCGTACTGGTTACGATCTTAAGACTGCCAAGCGCTCTATGAATCTTTTGTTTGCGGATTGGGCTAACCGTGGTTTGAATCAGTGGACTATTCAACAGGTTACGACCACGTTGACTCAAGGTGACGCAGACTTAACTTTGAGTGCCGATACAATTGATATTCTGTCGGTTGTGGTTAGACGGGACAACACGGATTACGGAATACAGCGTTTGAGCCGGGATGATTACCTTAATATCCCGAACAAAACGCAGCAGGCACGGCCTTCTCAGTGGTTTTTAGACAGGCAAATCACGCCAGTTTTGAAGCTGTGGCCGGTCCCTGAAAACAGCACAGATCAGATTGTGTATGACCGTTTGGTTCGCCTGGATGATGCAGATACCGCGACAAACACCATACAAATACCTTTTAGGTTTTACCCGGCATTAGCTGCGGGCCTGGCGTATTATCTATCTATTAAAAAGGCCCCGGACAGGATTCAAGTTTTAAAAGCGTTGTACGAAGAAGAAATGCAGCGTGCGATGGACGAAGACCGGGATCGAGCTTCTTTCAATGTTGTACCGAGCTTAGCGTATTCTAGGAATATGTAATGGGTAAGTTTGCTGTAGGTAAAAATTCTTACGGTATCTCAGATCGCTCCGGGTTTCGCTATAAGCTAAACGACATGAAAAAGGAGTGGACAGGGATGCTAGTCGGTAAGGATGAGTGGGAGGCTAAACAGCCTCAGCTTAATCCGCGCCGTAAAGTAATCGATCCTCAAGCTTTGAAGGACGCTCGCCCGGACAGGGTAGAGCCTTTAGACGTTTTCGTGGGAGTGCCGTTAATTGAGGCCCCTAATTTAAAGCCGGTGACTGGCTTTTGCCAAGTTGGTAGCGTGACGGTGGTGACCACATGAGTTTTACTTATGATCAGCTAAAAACAGCGATACAGGATTATACGCAAAACACTGAAACAAGTTTTGTAAATAATCTGCCTGTTTTTATACGCGTTGCCGAAGAGCGTATTTTAAAGAATGTTCAGCTTACGCTTTTTCGTAAAAACGTTACAGGAAACATGACGGCAAGCAATCAATACCTTGCTGCACCAAGCGACTTTTTAGCGCCTTTTTCGTTGTCATACACCGACGGAGACGGCAACAAAGATTTTCTTGAGTACAAAGATGTAAACTTTGTCCAAGAATTCAACCCGGATGCCTCTACTACAGGAGCGCCGCGTTACTACGCATATTTTGACGTTAGTAGTTTTTTGATAGGCCCGACGCCCGATTCTTCGTACGCGGTGGAGCTTCATTACTTTTACAGGCCCGCTAGTTTAACTTCGGGGTCCGGAAGTAGCACTACTTGGTTAAGTACAAATGCGGAAGTAGCTCTTTTATACGGGTGCCTGATCGAAGCTTACACTTATATGAAAGGAGAAGCTGATGTCATGCAAGAGTATGAGAAACGTTTTGCAGAAGCCGTAATTTCGTTAAAGAACTTTGGTGAAGCAAAAGAAGTTACAGATGCTTATAGAACTGGGCTTATCATTAGGGATAAAGCTTAATTTAAGAGGAAAGAGAAATGGCTATCACACAAGCTATGGTTACATCGTTCAAAGTTGGCGTGCTTGATGGCACTTTCGACTTTAGCAGCGGCACGTCACAAGTATTTAAGATTGCTTTATACACTTCATCAGCTACTTTGGATGCGACTACTACTGCGTATTCGGTAACTAACGAAGTTTCAGGCACAGGCTACAGTGCGGGCGGAAATACACTGACTATTTCTACAAACCCAACGTCTACCGGCACTACAGCTTTCTTGGACTTTGCGGATACTACATGGTCTACAGCGACTATTACTGCTCGTGGCGCTTTGATTTACTTGGCTAATGGCG